TTTTCTTGTATATCTTTCGTCAAAACCTGAAGAGTTCTACGACTAGCCTTGCTTGATTAATCCAGTATTTGATAAAAGTCATTTCGCAACCTCACATAACATCGTTTGCCCACAATTAACACAAAGCATATCAACGTCATAACGCCGATAGCCAACTAATATGCCGCATTTAGTACAATGGATTGCAACTAGTTTCATAACATCACTCCAAATTCTCAAGCATCTCAGCGACATCTTTGTGATAAAGAAAGTGAGGTGCAAACAGCGGGTCGCCTTTACCGTCGCCTTCTTCAATATCTTCAAAAGCGACAACTTCGTCAATGACGTAGCAAGGGAACTCTTTAGGCCCATTAATACCTTCAGATTCAGTATAACGTCCGTCAATCCAGTCAATCCAAGCGTTGTTGTCAGGCAGCAATGTTATAAATTCGTAGTCCATTTTATGACTCCTTTAAGGCTTTACTGGCTAAATTGACTAGAACATCTACTGTATCACCTTTTGCTATCCGTTCCAACGCAGTGCGATACTTTTTGTTTTCTTCAATCAGACTTTGGCAAATAGCTTCGTGAGATTTAGCTGATTGTTTTGCGTCGCGCAGTTCGTCTTGCAAACCCATGTTGTTTCCCTTTCTTAAAATGTAGTGTCAAACTTGTGGAATAACTTGTGAAATAACTTATAACACAAACTACGTTGCAAAGCAAGGGTTATTTATCATACAAGCAAGTCTCATTTTCTTCAGGTTCTGTGTGAAACCACATGAACCAACCTATTTCCCATTTCTTCGGTTTCCATCTGCAATTTAAGCAATCGTTCGGATTCATTTTATATCACCCTGAGAATTTCTGTTTGGCCCTTCGCAGCGCGACTGTTGTATGAGTCTCCGTCGTCTTCGTAAGTAAGCATCCTTGAAAGAGCTGTTATAATCGCAACAACGGGGTCAATTTTGTTTGCGGCGGTTTGTTTTGTTGGATAATACGATTTCAAACTGCCGCCGCTTTTAGCCTGCTTTTTCACAACATTAGACATAGCCCAATTTAACAGTTTGTCGTTTGAATGAACAAACTCATTCGCATATATAAGTGCCTCTAAAGTTTTCATTGGTTCCGAAATTGCAGCGGGAGACTGCGTTACGGCTACGCATTCAAAGTTAGAATCTTCCTGTAAATTTTGCACCCAGTATGCCGCTTCTTTTTCGTCAAACGCTAGCTCTTTCACTATGAACCGTTTTGCCAACTTTCGTATATCATCTTCAATATATTTAAAGTCAGTTCTTGCACCTTCTGTTTTAGTAAGTATACCTTCTTCTACCCACAATTGATAATGCGAGTTTTCGGGCTTCTCAATAGTTTCACTTGGGAGATAGTAAAAGCCAAACGTTGCAATTCTACCTCCGCTCATTCTGAACAAAAGCATAACCGCGCACAAGTCGATTTTTGACGCCAAATCCACGCCGATCCAAC